TAAATCCCCGGAAAGATGAAAATTTTCCGGGTGGCCCGTTGCAGGGCCTAAGCCATACAACGGGTTTGGTGACAGTAGCCCCTCGAAAGTACCATCTGCGTTGGTGCGTGCAATAGTACGCATTCTAATTACAGAGGTAGTGGTTCGGAGGGGGAACATGGAGGGGATTTTCGCCCCCACTGCATGCGTTGAGAACGGATGAGTGAGTGCAGCCAAGTAGGCAACGTCAATCCCATCTGGCACCTGCACTTTAGGTTTTCGCTTAGGTGCAATGGTGGTAACGGACTTGACATTTTTCGTTTTGGGGGGCATAGTATGTTGTATCTATGTGTGCGTGTTACGTGACGCTGTGGATGCGTGCGTATGTATGTGCGCGTTTATGAACGCGAGAGGAATACTGTGTTGCGTAGTGTATTCCCCTAGTGGTTCAAACAGTATAGAGACCAGTCGCCACGCTGATATTATGACCGTAGTCATGAAGCCCAACGTAACTGGATGACTGCAGCGATGTCTCCATTTCTATTTGCATTGAGGGAGGATATCCGAATGCCTTGAAAAATGACACTCTCGTGTCATCGGAAATTTCACCCCGAAATTCGCCACGAATGCGCGGTTTAGCGCTCATCCGCATGAATCCAGAATCTGAAACGATTAGTGACCTGCCCACGTTGCTTTCAACGCCGTTTCTTTTGTAAGATTTATACAACTCACAAAAGATAGGTAAATCACCAAAGAGAGCGCTGCCTCCAACGCCCACCTGGTAGCTCCACTGCCTAAACCCAAGCTCAGTGTCTATGGCCAGACTAAGTGCGTCTTTGCCAAAGGCAGCCGTTGGCTGCCGGCACATGACCCACTTGTCAGTCACAGCATCCAACAATATGGGCTGCGATTGGCAAAAGACACATTCCTCGAATGTGTAGACTGGTGGTTCCACCTCCATTTCAAATCCATACCCGAGAAACCACTCAGGTAGGGTGTCCAACTTGTGGAGATCCGACTTCTCAATAAAAACAATACAATCATCA